AACTAACATATGCACATATAACTAACTCAAATTTAATTATATGGGTTTCTGATGTAACTAAAGCATTTATAACAACTCATGAAGTTAATGAATATAATAAACTAAAAAAGTACATTAAAAATAAAGAAGATCAAACTGGAACAATATATCATATTGTTATTATGTTATCAAAATGTGATAAAAATATAACAGGTGAGAAAAAGATTAATCAAAAATGCAAGAAAAAAGATAATGAAGAGATTGATGTTTATGTGTCACTAGAAACAAAAATGAAGGGTAAATGTATGGCAGGTCGTTCTTGCTCATAGCTCGTATAACGAAGCACAGCTCGCTGTGGCGAAACTTCTCTCAGAGGCTAGAGCTTTCCCTCCCTCAGTCGGAGAAATCAACCAGGAGGTCATTAAAGGCCGTAAAGCCGAAGCAGTTGACTGGTCAGAATTATGGAACACCGTAGCAAAGGCAGGTTCACGCTCCCTGTACTACGCCGAAGAAGAAGCCGCCAAACTGTCACCAGAGGCACTAAAGGCCATAGGTGGCACGGACGGGTTAAAGGAGATCGCTAAAAGCACTCCAGAGCATATAGCGGTAATCCGCGCACAATTTCGTCAGAGACTGGAAGTAGGTACTGAGAGCCAGGACAACCAGGCAACTCGCAAAAACTTGTTACGGTCCCTGCCGAAAATCAACGTAAATGTAAAAGAAATAGGATGAATATGGCGTTCGCAAAGAAAACACGTGAAGAGTGGGATGCAGAGGCTAAGGCTAAGAATCTTCAGAAGGCGGTGGACAACATCGACATGGTTAAGCAGATCGCGAAGGCGGCAGATATCGGAGCCAACAGCAAGACCGATGCGCTGATTATGATCCTAATCAGTGAGGTGATGAACCTGAACAACAATCTGTATTGGATCAATCACGCACTAAAAAAGTCTAAAACATCTAGCGACAACGTGCCGTTCTAATGTAGACAGATGGTCGTGGGTGCTTTCTCCATAAGCGCCTACGACCTAATTGGAGACACATATGACTAGACAAAGAAACGATTCGCACTCAACTGAGTTTGGTTTATGGCTTAGAAATCAAAAAAGCCTAGATCAAAAACACGGGTATCTTGCAACTAACCTTGATTATATTTGGGGTAACTACGAGAAACTCAAATGGATGATGATAGAAGAAAAACGATGGAAATCTTCGCTTAGGCAAGCACAACGCGACCTTATCGAAGTCATAGATCAATGCTGTAAAAAAGATCCAATGTACGAAGGATTCCACCTCTTACAGTTTGAAAGAACCTCTCCAGACGATGGAAGGATTTGGTGGGACGAAAAAGAAATAAGCAAAGAAGAATTGCTTCAGCTATTATCGTTTAGGATCGCAATATGAACAAATACTACAGCAGCCACAGAATCACAGATGGTAGGTGGGAGATCGTTGTTTGGATACGCGAAGACGAGAACTACACGCACGATCCAATCCAAAGACCAGACCTTAGAGAACTTATAAACATATACTATTGCTGCTCTCCAATAGAGATGGCACAAGCCATTCTTGAAACGGTGCTACACGCAGAAAAGGTACAAGTCGATTTATTCGGAGGCAAAGGCGTTTATGTTGAAAGATAAAAAAACAAAACAAGAATTGGCACAAGATTACGTTGATTTCATGATGGAGATAATGAAAGACGGCAAAATCTATCCAGAGAACCTTAAAGATGCTTATTGTTCCGGTTACCTACGAGGTAACATAGACGCATTGCTGAACGACATTCATTGCATGAACAATGACATGTTGCTCTTCTCACCCGATAAAATAAAAGAGGATGCGTAATGCCACTAAACAAAAAAGGACTTAAGATTCGCGCCGCAATGGAAAAGTATTACGGCAAAGAAAAAGGTGAAGAAGTTTTCTACGCCAGTGAAAACAAAGGCACCGTTAAAAACGTAACTAAAAAAGAAGAAAAGAAGAAAAAGTGAATGCAGATATCCCACCTCTAAAAGTATGGATTCATAACAGACACCTTCTCGACAATGAGGAGGCAGATGGATATGAGGCGGGATATGCATTCGCTATTCAATCTTTCAAAAGTCGCGCACTGCAGTTTCATGTATTGCTACAATCAGGTGCACACTTCAGGCATGTTCCGTTACATTGGGTTCTTCACGACATAACAGCAACAGAAACATATGACCTGGAGCGTCTACAACTTTGGGATTGTTTTAGTTACAAGCCAATAGTTACTGTATTTGACTTTTTGCGTGACTACTCATGCAACGCTACACTTAAAGACAAAAGAACTGTACATGGTCAGTATTGGTTTACGATTGATTGGCTACCTGATAGCGATGATAAACCTGGCCTCCTGCTCCAGCCTGATCAAAACAAATGTGCACACGTCCTATTGCTTGCTAACGGACAAATTGCATGTTTGCCTACCAACAGAGTTGCTTTCAAAGACGCCTACTTCTTGGGTAATAATCCAGAACCAGGCAAGCGAGGATACAAAACAATTCCTACCGTTTGGAGCGCCGAGAATAGTGATAGATGGTCAGTAGCGGATACCGATGAAACGTATTACTAAGTTTAAACACGGTCCTGAAGAACTTGAAATGTTCACCTTCTTCGACTTCTGCCGTTACATGGAAGAACAAAGTCCTGCCTATCGGCTTGCGTTTCATGTCCCAAACGAACGCAAGGCCTCTATACAGCGCCGTGTTGCGTTAAAACGAGCAGGGGTAAGGAAAGGTATACCCGACATAGTTATTCCTGTACCAAACGATAAATACGCAGGCCTCTATATCGAGATGAAAGTTAAGCCAAACAAGGCATCTCCTGAACAAATGGCAGTCCTGCGGCATCTCAACTCAGTAGGAAATTATGCCGTACTATGTTGGTCAGCGTCTGAAGCTATAGAAACACTTAAAAAGTATGTAGCTAATCAATTATGATATCCGATAGCTATAAAAACTGGAGGGTTTCTAAGAGTGGCGAGGAGCCACCATCAAACGAAACTCCAGAGCGCAATTTGTGGTTTGCAGTAATAGAACGCGCACTTAAAGATTATTGTTTTTTCTTTAACAAACTTTCAAATACAGGACAGGGACAACTGATCAATTGCGAAAGTAGATCACCCACTTTCAATAACGACTTTAATATAAAAGCAATTAACGAGTTTAATAGACTACGGTGGTTTTTGTTTGAAAAAGAACCACTTGCCTTTAACCTGACCTACTTAACAGAACAACTATACAACGATGGGGATAGCGCGGCCTCTTGCATACGGAAACAAGCAATCATGCAATTTAAACTACACTTTCTTACGATAGAAGAAGCAGGTCGTTTCGTAGCAATAACGTCTTATGTTAGACAAAAAATACGCATAGAACCTTCCCAAGCGGCAGAGAAAGAAAGCACATTACGCTACAAAAAGTTTAGACTTTAACTACTTTTTCTTTTTATCTTTGAGCGACCAAACTTGAGATACGCCGTAAAGAATTGCTCCAGATACTACAGGCGTTGCTGCTTCTGCTAACTGATGTGACTCAGCCTCAGATACTCCAACAGTCAAAAGACCTCCAGCAACCAAAGTAAGAAGATGCCTAATTACCGAGGCGATAATAATTTCCATGCGATTCTCCCAGCTTCTTTAATTTTAAACATAGACGAATTGCAACGACGCTCGGATGGTGGCGTAAATAAGAGGGATATACTTAGCGAAGGATCTTTAACGCCGCTGCAATTCATCCATGACGACCAGTAAAAACGTAAGTCGCACTGCCTAGTGTTTCTATAGAACCTTTGTATGTCAACAGTTTTTGAAAGCTCTTCCCCGTCAAGGTCGGCGATACAGGGAAAGGACAGTCCTGGATCGGAGCCATGCCGCTCACACACCGCGCCTTCAATGCAACGTCCCTTAAGCGGATTGTCCACAAGGATACAAGCAGGCAAAGCAATAGATACAATATCAAGCATAGCTTTCCGAGCTGGTTCATAAAGATCACACTCCAGACAAGGCGATACATAACAAGTAAGCGGTCCTTTGGAAGCCGCAATACGTCTCTTAAACCGCTCTACAACGCGTTGAAATTTGCGTCTTAGGTTAGACCTAGGCTTGAGCATCTTACGGCTTGCAGAGGTCGCTGACTGCCTATAAAGCACATCAGACGGTTCGCACCGCTTGTTTCTCATGCACGGAGAGTTTATCAAATGAATACGAAGCACCTTTTCTTTCTTGCTACGAAGAATACGCTTCCCACACTCACATCGCGCACCAAAAGACTCTTCAAGCCATCCAGTGATAATAGGCTTGCTATCCCAAGTACGCATTATGCTGTCACAGTCCCAAGTACTGTTGCACAAACCTATGTAACTAACCCCTTGTGCTTGTGCTGTTACCATAAATGCTAACAACACAACTAGGATTCTCATTTCTCTAGTATCCTATCCAACTTTTGCTCTATTCGCTCAAGTCGCGACTTAATCGTACTAAGCTCAACATTGGCAACCTGAACTTGCATCGTAAGGTTGTACTTACTCTGCTCCAACTCTTTAAGAGAGTTTTTAACTTGACGATAATCCAGTCCAACAAGAGATAAGATCACACCAATAGCACCCTTAAGCAAAAGGTCTAGCCAATAGCGAAACTCAGTAATGTCGTGTTCCGTCATACAATCTCAAGCGTTGCTTCCTCCACTTCAAGCATTTCTGTCATGAAGTTGGCGACCGCAGCTCTACTTGAGAGGATTGCACTGTTCGTTCCAACTGTTCCAAACATCAAACCTAAAAGAATACAACCATGAGTATCTATATGCGTGTTTCCCGCATGGATAAGAATATCACTACGATCAGGCACATCTTGTACCTTGAAACACTCTCCAAACTTAGGAGATTTGTGTCGCTTGATAACGTACTTTCCTTTTGGAATGCACGACACCAAACGCTCATTGTCTCGCCAAGCATCCTCTAACGTAAGAAACATAGGCCTATCATTGATACAAAGCACACCAAACGTAGCGTTATTATGTTCTGTGACTCTGACAAGCCTCAAGGTTTTCATACTGGAGGCGTCGGGAACACAATCAGTTTAGGGTCTTCGTTCTGCGCCATCATATCCCGCAATGATTGGCGATAGACTGCCCAATCCCATTTGTTTGCAAGGTCTACGTCGGGTAATTGCGTCCAGTCTGAGGCTGCTAGTTCACGGTTACGCCAGCCACGAATTGCCGCTTTAATATTTTCTTCTGGCGGATTTTCATTTCCAAAAGGGATAATTAGCAAGTCATTCCATTTCATAGTTATCCTTATGCGCTCATGTAAATTCCACCAACACTTAATAAATTTGGGCCAGTGCCCCAAGTATTTTGATTATAATTATAGAATCTGAATGTTGTAGCTGTTGGCAAACAAAAACCAGAGACAGTAGACCCGCCAATTTGTGCAGTAACCGCTAAGGTTTGATAATTATAATAGGGAGCAATTGGAAAAGTAATATCAACGTAAGCAGCCGTGGATGTATTTTGCGTCCACAAGACGGTTAGTTGCCAATGTACAATACGACTATATTTTTGATAAACGGCATGATCGTAACTAATTCCTGTTGCGGTCCCTGATGGCACAGTAAGCGTAGGAGAATACGTTATCCACGTTCCAGCAGCATTGTTTATTCTAAAATTAGTTCCATCATAAACAAGCTCAAGCAAGCTATTTGCTATCCAATCACCAATTGTCGGATCAAAGCTGCCCTGTCCAGTTTTAATGCTTTTAGCAGCTAAACCGTTAATGGCTAACGAATGTCCTGTAACATTCGTGCCAGTGCTCGCAGTGCCAGTAAGCATCCTAAACTTTTGACCAGCTTTGTACGCTGTAATCGCAGGAGTAGCTGAAGCAGTCATAGCTGTAGCAGTGCCAGCAGTGGTGCCAAGCCAGGTAAAGTCACCGTCTTGTACCTGTGCAACTTGTGGCGCGTCGGTACGAGCAGTTGCCGTTGCTACGCTTATAATACGATTGTTGTTGAGATTTGCATTGCCAGTAAAGGCATTTGAACCATCTTTATTAACACATTGATTAATACCAGTCGCGAAGTCCGAGTCTTGAGTATCATGGCGCCCCGCTTCAATGCCTATACCAAGGGATGCATCTCCTACCCACCCTCCAGTAGAAGAGTTTCCTTTGCTATAATTTCCTCCAGACCAACCCATTTTATTCTCCTACTTGCGAAAGTTTGCTTTTACTCTTGGTACATAATCAATAGTTTCTTGTGGAACACCTATCTTAGAAGCGTATTTTACCATGTTCTTAAATGTTGGGGACACGTTCTTTTTCTTAAGATAAGACATGGCACGATCCATGTTCCCTGGACCCCAATTATACGCAGCAAGTGCAAGGTCGGTGTCTTTGTACTTATCTTTCATTTGCCTTAAGTATTGTGAACCACCACGAACATTCTCTTCTGGATCGTAAGGATTAATACGCAAATGAGAAGCCGTTCCAGGCATAATTTGCATCAACCCTATTGCACCAACAGGACTAATCTTTGCGTGATCTCCTGTTGATTCAGTCATGATCACAGCACGGGTAAGAGGGTCTACCTTTTTAAGCAATTTGTCGTATGGCTTGTTAGTAGCAAATTGTTTCAACAACCCAATTTGTTCACTCTTTTTCATATTAAATGCAGTCTTTAGTGCATTAATACGCTGTTGGGACCAATTCTCGCCAACAGGTGGAAGCGGAATGCTCTTTTCTTTTTTAGTTAATTGAGGTCGTAACGAAAGTTTTCCAGGCGTTGTTTTTGCTTGTACATTACCTTCTGGCATAGCTCCACGAGCACGAAGTTTTGCTTGTGCTGCTGCAACGCTTTTTGAACTTGAAACTCGTTCAGCAGCTTCAGCAGGAGGTATTATTATATCCGAAGCTTCTTTTAATATGTCGCTAAATGTACGAGGCGCGGCAGTAGGAGTTGCAGTAGGAGTAGGAGTTGCACTAGGAGTAGGCTGTGCCATTGGGATACTTGGCGCAGCAGCCTCACCTTGAAGAGCACTTTGAAGTGCAGCACCTCGAGCCCCAGCAACTACTCCAACACGCTCTGGAGAAACAACTTGCTTTCGTTTGACAGCAAGGTCTTTTTGAGCTTTAACTAAACGCTCTTCTACATTCGAAGAAGCACCCCTGTTATTTATTTCATCTGCCGCATCTAATATCTCTAATGCCTTAGTTGGTCTTTGAAGTGCATTTGCCAAATTGCTGTTAAGTTTTTTGACGTTTTTTGCGTTATTGGCAAGTCGCGCAATAGCAGTTGCACCAACCGCAAGCGCTGCCGTAGGAGCTACTATATACGATCCA